GTCTTTAATGATACGTGTTTGAAGAATTATTTGAACACGTTGCCCTGTACACACGCTGGATACACCGACGTCGCTAGCGGCGCGCCATTGACCTTAGTACGCGATAAATACAACGCCAGCGCCTACAACCAAATTACGCCAAATTTTTCATTCCTGAAAATGGAGGCTAAATATCGCGACATCGAAACTAAACTCTTGAAATTGGGTCACAAGTCATTGGTGGAACTCGCATGTGCACCCGGTGCTTTCGCCGCGGTCACCGACAAGAAACTTGCTTATACTGCATGCCATTTCCTCGGAGGCGATTTTGAATTACGTGACAATATTCACGTTGATCATAAATGGTCGAAATATAGCGAGTTACCTGACTTCAATGAAACCTGCCTGTTGCTTGACTATTGCGTTGAACCTGACGATCCTTTTGTCAAGTATGCAATCGACCGGGTAGTCAACCACAACTGTCATATTGTGTCGAAATTTGCTGTTTATCATGACGCTTTTGGGGACAAACCCGACCAAGTTCAGGTCATCAATTCTTATGGTGATTGCAAAGTGGACTTGTTTCGTAACGACGCTTCCTCTGATACCTCGTCGGAGATGTACTACATCGTGAGCAGGCAATGGAATCCCGACCCGCTGACCGTCAACATCGATCTCGAGCAGCAAAAGATCGACGAACGAGTTTTGGAGAAGCAGCTGAACACCAAGTGCGTCTGTAAAGCGTCTTATGTCACCAATGCCGAACTTCGTTGGACCAACGATCAGCAACAATTCAATCTATTCAAGAAGCAATTGGCGTTCGATGCGAAAGATTACGACTTTTATGATCTTGATTTCCAAAAGATCCTTGATGATGCCGAGTTGTGCATAGATAAAATCGACGCTACATTGGGTGTTGCCGGCGCTTGCAAAAGTCAACAGATACTCAAGAGTACTTGCGGATTGTGCTCGTTGCTCATCGCACCTATGCGCAAAGTAGTCGACCAACACGGCAAAGTGCGCGATTACTCTGCCGATTCGCGCGCTGTCACATTCGTCAAAGCAATCTCCATTCTAGCAGATACACGACGCGATATCCGTAACGTATTCATCGACGAGATTTTCTTGATCAACCCGTATTATGTCAACATTTACAAATTTCTCCGACCCGACGCGCATTTTCATGCATTGGGTGACGTTTTCCAGATTAAGACCGATTTCCATGGCACCGCCCCAGAATACAGATTCGTCGAGAAGGGCCCTTACCTTAAACATTCCAAACGGGTGCCCGCGTGCTTAGACATGGCAATAGGTAAGTACATACCAGGCTTCGCTGGCAACAAATCCAAGAAAAACCGCATGGAAATGGCCGACGAATTAACACTCGATGCAGTCGGTAAGCACGATCTTGTTGTCTGCCACACTCAAAAAGTCAAAGCCGAACTTAGAGCACTCGGTTTCTACCAAGCACTGACCGCACATGAAGCCATGGGTAGTACGTACCCTAAGGTGCATGTCTACACACACGACATTTCTGAGATCACTCGTGACAAGGCCTCATACGTGTACACCGCAATGTCCCGCACTGCCGGCGACATCGTCTTTTACGGCAACAAAGGGCAAATCGAAGAGTATTTCACCATACTTGGAAGCTCCATAGAGCGCGCTGCTGCGGCACCACAAGTGGATGTCGTGCCACACGGCGACGTCAAAACTGAAGCAGTACTGGAAAGGGAAACCATCGAAGAGCCCAGGCGTGCATTGACTGCGGAGCCGCATGACATATCTTCGATTGTGGAAACATTGGCGAAGATATACCCCGCAAAGAACGAGCACATTGAAGGTTATACCTTACAACGCAGAATCCGTCTGTTACCCGAAATCACAGAACCAACGGCGTTCCTCAAAATTTCCCCCGAATTGTTACAACAACCTAGCATAAAAGTCAACGGTAAAATACTGTATTCCAGACAACTCTTCTGCCAAACCTATCACGGCAAAGATGTTTTCGGCAAAGTTGGCACCGCTATCAAACGGTACCTTAGTAAACGCAAATTTATTAACAAAGCCAGCTTCAATGCAGTCGTTAAACAACATCTGGTCGGTTTGAAGAAATTTTTGAAACCTGAACGGGAATGGTCTAAGTTCAAAGTCGGGCATGAAGCCGTCTTGGACAATTTTTACAAATATGCAAGAAATCTTCAAAAGAAATACACTAAGAGCGCCCCTGAGGAGGAAGCTGTGCGTTTGGCTGAAGAAGAGTTTGCATACTATGGTGCAATACTCGAGGATGGGAAAACAAAGGAAGATTTCGTGGACTTCGTTAAGGACTTCGTTAAACAATTCAACGGCGGATTCGACGCCCCCGCCGAATTGGAGAACAAATTCTCAGACATCGCCATAGACCATCTAAATCGTAATGATGTTAAGAAGGACAAATACGCACAAATCACTATCGACTGGCACGACCCTCGCAACCGTTATGTGAATTTCCACATGAAGTCACAACCCAAGGAGATTCGAAAACTTTACTGGGATGTCAACGACAAAGCGGGCCAGGGCATAAGCGCTTATGGAAAAATGCACAACATATTACTTTGTGCACTGCAGACGACGTTGCACGATTGGGTCGTCAACAACCTCAAAAGCAACGTGATTTGGGCCGTGGACCGCAGCGACGAAGCCATCGCCGAGCAAATGATCAAAATGGGCGCAATGTCCGCTGCGTATGATGAAAGACTCAAGAAATTCTGCTGTGACGCAACCGAATTTGACTCCACCCAACTTGAACAAGGTATCGCAGCCATTTGTGTCCTTGCGCAAATTGCAGGTTGCCCGGAGGAAACAATAGAATTCTACCGCAACATCAGAGCAGAGTGGACAGCCATGTCCGTGGATGAATTAGAGTCACTCGTGGCGCATATGAAATTCACAGCCAAATTCTACATGACCTCCGGCTCGTTGATGACTCTGACAGGAAACACCGTATACAACATGATGATGATCGGCGCGTGTTACAATTTCCACGGGTTAGCATTCGCCGCCTTTAAGGGTGACGATAGCTTCATCATCGCAGAGTCGATCAAACACGCCATGTGGTTCGGCGTAAAGTTTTCGGAATTTTGTGGTTACAAATTGAAGGACGAATATCCCAATGTGCCCGAATTCATCGCCAACTTCATTACGCCACTCGGTTTCTTCCCAGACGTTTTGCGTCGAGTCAGTCGTGTGTGCAGTCGTCTTGTCACGCATCCTGACCAATGGATCGAAATTAGGCAATCGATACGTGATTGTTTAGACGTAATCCACACACCTGAAGAGCTACACGTCGGTTGTAAAATCACGTCCATTGCATATCAAGAGATGGGCTTGAACATCTCCGAGGCAGAAGTTTACAAATTGGCTGCGTTTCTTCATCAAGCCGCCACTTATCAAAAGTTGGAGGCCGACCAGCAAGGTCAATGGGAAATCGTTTTCCATGAGTTAGACCGTATCGGCCACAATTTGTCTGCACTCGGCGAGAGGTTGGATTAAATCCACCTTTCTTGTATATATTGTAAATATAAAATGGGTAGCTGCTCAGCTAAAAATGTAAATAACTCTAGAACATAGTTCACCACCCATCATTTTATTTAATTCGCAACATATGTACACCATCGTAAACACTAGCAATGGAAACATCGAGACCATCGACATCAATGGCGAAGAAGGGTCGCAAATTGAAACCCGTCACCGTATTGTGCTCAAAATGCAATCGCGGCTTCCAGACAAAGGCAAGGGCACATCTTTGCCCCAACTGCAGACCGAAGAAGGGCCAAGTGACGCAACCCGCAACTCAAACGCCAAAACCGAAACCACAACGACCGAACAAACCGAAACCGCAACCTGCGCAACAGGTGACCCAAAAGGGTATGATGCAAGCATCCCGCGCAATGTCGAACATGCAACTAGTTCCAGTCAATCAACTGACTGGAAGAGTGAACAACAACGCCTCGCTAAAGAAGCCAGGCGGTGGTGTCCGTTCTGCAATCGAAAGGCTTGTTTTAGCAACTCTCGACCCTTCTGCAGCATGTGGACAAACGCCGTTGCGGGTCAACGTCGACCAAATTCAACTGCCGAAGTTCCCCATTCAAATGGACAACAATTTCGTCATAGAGAGTTTAGGTCCGTACAAAATCATGCTGAACGCAAGTCCGTTGATTATCGCAACAGCGATCAGCAAAACACCCGCTGATGGCGAACCACAAAACTTCAATGTGTATGGGTCGAAATACATACAGTTCGACGACCAGGCAGGTAATCGTATCACCAATATCATATCGAACAAGCTTGCCTACATTGGCGCTTTGGACGATCGGTACGCATTCCTGCCTAAAGACGACTTTCGGAAATTCCGACTCGTCTCCGCCGCTATGCGATCCCAGTGGGCGGGCGCCGAATTGTTCAAGAATGGCATTGCCGTCACCGCCAGACTTACTGACAAAGAGGACCTCGTTGATTTCGAGCCGAACTCCAAGCCCGATAACGTGAGCAGCAACGGCAGTGATGTCATCGTAACGTCATGTCAGCACGCTGAGCCGGTCTTCGAATTCCAGGACGTCGATACCAACAACGAAAGTGGCGGCGGCATAAAACCATCGCCTGACAAGCAAGCTTTCGCCACCTACAACTTCAATGCGGTGGCCGCCAACAACGTCCCGTCTCCGGACGGTGACGGCAGCGGGTTCGTATTACCTGGGCTCGTTTTTGCATTGACCGCGTCAAACACCGTGCGCTATGCATGCTCCACCTTCCTAGGTGCAATGCAAACACGCATGTCCGCTTCTCAGGCGCATCTTGCAGCGTCAGCGAAAATCGTCGACGCATTGGCCAATAAGTATAAGAACTTTAGAGGCCGATCTGGCGCTTGGAACTGCAAATGGTCCGTCAGCGTGTATGTCAATTACTTCCCTGGCGCGACCGACGTCGTCATACTCGACCCACCTATTTGCATGACAGCCACTGGCGCAAATGTGCCAAACGTCGGTTCACAAGACTTCTTTTCGAGGTTGATGGCGGAGGCAGCAACAGCACTGCCTGCCAACGGTAGTGTGTTAAACCCTGGTGTCGAGAGTCTGATATATTACGGACACGTCGATATTACAGTTGAGCTGCCGATCGACGGTACAATCGACCAAAGGGTGTTTGTCCCCACACCGTTGACGCCGGCCTTGCGCCGCAACGAGCTCGGTGAAACACCGTATTACGACGACTCATTTTTGCAACCGGTGACATCCGTTTTGCCCTCTGCGTCTATAGCGTCCGGCGTCACCTTCCAATATCAAACGACGCACGTTTTCGAGTTCGTGCTAGGCGACACCACAGTGCTCGCGACGCAAGCCGTCGCGGATGCGCCCACCGATTCTGGAACAACCGTCAGCAAGAAGACGTTCGACATCTACCAGAAGATCATGAAAGGCATGCCACCTGCTTTGATCATGTCTGGCACCGGCGGATCACGCGCCGGATATTCTCAGTTAGAGTCCCGAGGAATCATCAAGGACATCTACAACATCGCCGGGCCGATTTTGGCCTCGCTTTTCCCGTCAGCCGCACCGTTTGTCGGCGCAGCTGCGCCGCTCGTCGGTCTGGTTGACGGCCTTGTGTAATACATATATAATTCGCAATAAGGTACACATACGCATGCAGCCGGCTTTAAAGCCCGTGTATCATCGGGAGTTTCTGCGTATCTCCCCG